AGTATCTACAGCCTTACGCTTGTAATCTTTTGGATTTGTGTGTTCTTTAACAACAATGGCTAAGCCACGTTTTTCATCATAACTTGGTGAATCTGCATCCAATTCACTTACGAAGCGAATTTGAACGCTTTGACCATCGTCTAGTTTTAACCACTTAATTTTTGGACTATTTGAATCATACTTTGGCTTGTCTAATGCAGCCTCAATATTTTTTAGCCCTTTGATAATTGACATATATTTTCTCCTTAATGTTTGCTCTGTAAATGAGCGTTACTTAATTCTATCATAAGAGATCCTAAATCGTCAAGTCTATCTACGAATATTTTTAGTTCCTCGTCTGACATATCAGATACGTCTTTAATCTCTTTTGGTAAGGATGGGGTAACGCATCCAGAACCAAAATATGTTTTCATCTTATCTGACATTCTTTCTCCTGCTTCATCATTATCTGCTAAGAGTATTATTTGGTTAAAGTATTGTTTTAGCAATTTTCTTTGCTCTTTAGATATTGTTGCACCTAGGGTTGCTACAGCATGCATACCAACTTGCTCTAGTCTTATAGCATCAAAAGATGATTCGACAACAAAAACTTTATCATATCTTTTGGCTCTATGCAAATTAAATAAAGTTTTACTCTTTGGTAGTCCAGGGGTATTTTTAAATGTTTTACCTTCTATAGATCTTCCTACAAAACCTAAACATAATCCGTCTGGAGTGTATACAGGGATTGTTACCATATCCTGTTTTTCAGAGTATCCAAGTTTATACTTTATTACACTATCTTTAGTTATATTTCTAGACCTATAATAGTCTGCTGCTCTTTGACTATTTAAAGCATTGCTATTTAATTTATTTATTGTTTCTAAGTCATACTCAACAAATTCTACTTTTTTTTCTAATACCTGAGTTAAATTTTCTACTATATTTTTATTTTCTGATTTAGAATCTATTAATCTGGCTGCTTCAAAAAATGATCTACCAGTTGCTTGCATTACTACTTCTACTAAACTCTTACTTTCTTGACAAGAGAAACAATAGAATAATCCATTAGTTTTATGAACTTCTCCTGCTGGAGTTCTATTATTACTATGAAACGGACAAAAGATTATAAAGTCTATATCTACTTCTGAAACTATATCTATGCCAGAGGCTACAAGACTCCGCCTGATTTGATTTTCTGAGTAATAGGTGCTACTATCGCCATGTTCTTGTCTATTCCTCGTACGCACTGTGCCTTCTTCTTTCCAACATATACTCCATAAACTGATAACTCAAAATCAAATGTCTTTCCATTATAACTTACTGTAAAGTCTGGGTCAATATCATACCTTGGAACATATCCTTTGTTCTTCATACCTAAAACAATCATATAGATATATTGGCTTTTTATTTTAGGAATTTGAGCATCATCAAAGATCTCTCCTTCTAAACCAAATCTAGTAATTTTCTTATGACTGTACGACATAATTAAATTATATCAATGGTATTTAAGATACCCCCTCGTTATCCTTATACATAAATTTACCACTATCAAAGTCGATATCTATCATAAACTCCCCAGAGAATCCATGTCTATTCTTTCTAAAGATACATTCAAGAATGCTGCTTCCTGCTGCACGACCTAGTGCTAGGACCCAGTCAGCATCATATGCTAACTGTCTAGACCAAGCAACTTGACCAAGAGATGGAACGCTATACATATCTGTTGCATCATCTGGTGTTGCAGAAGCAATTGCTACAATTGGCACTTGTTCTCCAATAGCCAATATTTTTAATTCTCTAGATATGTTTTTAATTTTTACTACTTCATTATCTACAGTATTATTTGATTGCATTAATTGAATATAGTCTACAAAAACTATGTCAGGAGAATACTGATCTATTTTACCTCTTAGAATTGATGGTGTGACTTCTCCTAAACCGTCATTTGAAACAATGTGAAATGGTGGCATGTTTTTTAAATGTTTTTCTCCCCAAATCTTAAATGACTCTGGATCAACATTTCCTGCACTAAGTTTTCTATGAGAAAACATTCCTTGACCCATAATGGTATATACACGATTTCTTACTTCTTTTTCTGTCATTTCAAGTGACAAGATTAATGGTTTTCTTCCGTTCTTCCATGCTTGTACAGCCATAAAAAGTGCAAGCCAAGATTTACCAATAGCAGGATAGGCAAGAAGAATGCCAAACTGACCAGGACTAATACCCGCTGGAAGATAATTATCAAAGCCAGCCAAACCTGTTTTAATGCCTGCAATACCTTTTTCATTCATCTCCTTTATATGTTTATAGTGAGCAAGTGCATCTTCAATATCTACTGCATCTACGTCTCTAATATCTGCAGTAATTCTTTTTAATTCAGAAGTCTTACTGATTATGCTATTCAGTGCTTCATTAGGTTGTTTATTTTTTAATTTATTAGCAGTATCCATAAGTACATTACTTAGGCTACTTTCTAAATGTTCTGTTCTTAACTCTTCTAAATGATGTTTAGTATTGCCTATGTCTTTTGCTGGCTCAAAGTCTCTAAACTTATCTACAACTAATTCAACTGGTGGAACTGTACTATTTTGTTCTTGATAATTCTTAATAAAATCCCAAACATCTTTATGTGTTTTAAATAAAGAATCTGGATTAGCCTGCAATAATATATGGATCTGTTTATCTTTTAAGACAGCAGATAATGCTTTACTTTCTAATTCTGCTGACATTAATCTTTAAGCCAATCTCTTGATTGCTGTTTCAATATTGCCCTTACTCTCTTGTCTTCTTCTTTTATTAACTTAGCCCTATTAATTTTATCAGCATTATTCTTAAACCACAACCATGATGGAGTTAAAGATACACTAAAATAATATTCTATTAGATCGTAGCAGCCCTTGAGCGTATAAGACTTAATCAACGCATCTGCTGCATGCTGTTCTGTATACACGTTCATACTATCATCTAATCCCTTTTGTCTTAGACGTTTTCTGAACTCACCAAGTAGGGCATGCTTATCTTGGCTTTTTACTTTCTTTACTTCAGACACTATTCTAATTCTTTCTTAGCATCCTCAATCTTTTCTACGACTTTTGTTTCAATGAATTTGTAAACTCTTTCCATTGCTTGATCTGTGTTTTCTCCTTCACGAACAAAGTCTGTGCATCCTAGATCAACTCTAAGACTTTGAAAATTTCCTAAATTTAACGTATAACCTAAAGTAACATTTACTGTTGTTTTGTCAGACATAATCACCACGTTTCCTCTTGCCATACAGGGATGAACCGCCCATCCTCTGTTTTGGTATATAACATTATACCGTCTCCTATCAAAGAACGCAACTCCTTTTCTGTTGGAACATCTTTTCTTGGAGTTATTCTTCCATCTTTTCTAGGTCTTCCCTTATGTATTGTAGCAGCAACTGAACGAATTGTAAAGAGGTCATCTTCGGAATAATAAGATTTTGCTTGCCATTTTCTTTCACCTCCTGGAATGGCACCAGTAGGAGGTTTTATTAATCCATCTCTTATCCATCTTTCTAATTGCATTCTAGATCTATTAAAAATTTTCAAGGTAGTGGATATAGTAAATGCCCTTTTTCTATGCTTTTTAAAATCAGAATAAAGCATTGTTTGATTTTTATTTTGATTAAAATTAAATAATTCACATATATCGTTGGCTCTATTAAAATGAATTAATCTTACAAGATTATTATTGACAAAGAATATAGCCTTGCTAGGCTTAATCTTACCTAGATTACGTTCCCAGTTCTCTTGGCTCTTGCTTTTTCTAATTTCATTATCCATCTTGATCTTTCACCATGACTTTCTGGGTGAGGGTACATTTCTCTTTTGCCACAATTTAAACAATATAATTCTAAATGATCTTGAGATAGAAATACTCTATCAACGAACATTCGTCCGTTACACTTTAAGCACTTAATCATTTTTATCCTTTAAATAAATGTTATAAGATTATAGCACAGATTAGTTAGGTATGCCTATTGCTATAAAGTTAACGCCTATATTTATACCCCCAGATTGGCTAAATCTGATGTCTCCTAGGGCTTGAGTTGTTCCTACTGACGTTAGAACTAGGGTAGCACTATTTCCAGCATCAGTTCCACTAACGCCTCCATAGTTTACCAATGTCGCTACTACTACTGGTGCGGTTTTAAATCCAGCACTTGAGTAGTTAAAATCTGGCATTTTTATAACCTGAGTAGAGGAAGCATTTTTTTCAGATACTAGTAAGGTTGCTGCAAAAAATCTTAAGTTTCCAGTGGTCTCTGTTACTTTGTTTACTTGAGAACTGCTACTTTGTCTAATTGCTAAGGTATTAGTTAATGAGTTAATTTGACTAGCCATTTCATAGATGTAATTTACATCTAGTGGCTGTCCTTTTTCTGGTAATGATATCGCTGCCATGTTATCTCCTATTTAATTATACCAGGCTGACTACGCCTGTATCAAGTATCTTAAACTTATCTGATAATGTGGGTGGATGACAGGATGCTTGAATAATGATCCTTATTGTTGTTGCTGAATTATAAGGAATTATAGAAAAAGAGTTATCCTTTGTTCTGCCCCAATAAATAAACTCTGGGGTAAGAACATCATCAAATTTAACAAAAACATCTGCATCGTGGATCTTCCATTCACTTTCATGAGTATGCAGCACGGAGGCTCCTATTGCCGATGCTCCTGTATTGTATATAGAAGGAGTGTCCCAATAAATATTTACTAAGTCAGTGCTTGCGGTTAAACTATATGTAGACTCTAATGGGTATATTTGCCCAAGGCTTGGAACAACAAAAAGTGTTGACCATTCTGAAAAACTGTTTCTATCTTCGTTAAATATTCTAAATCTTAATGAGTGTGATCCGTCAAAGTATGGTGCTGGCAAATTTTGTACTGGAATTATAAACTTTGGCACTATCCATCAACGCCAATTCCAAATCTATATTCAATATAATTGCTTGTATTTTCTTGTTTTAAAATAGGATATCCATCGTCTGTTTGTAATAAGTTATATGCAAATAGACTATACAATGGGTTTTCTGAAGTAAGATTTTCTAGTCTCATTCCATCAAATACAACATAGTAGTCATCTGTTGGCTCATCATTAACTATAACAGTTGTATGTATTTTCATATAGTTAATATTTGACCAAGAGAATGTATCGTCTTTAACAAATTGAGAAAGTTTTTTATTTACTACCATATATCTCATAACATTATCATATTCATCGGTAAAATCTGATCCATTTAGTAGTATTTTTAAAGTGGCTTTTGGTGCTGTAACGGTTATTCCAGCAAGGTTATTAATAAACTGTATATAAATTCTTACCTCATCTGGATTTGCTGTAACTGCAGCAGATTTACTTACTAATGAAAAAGCAAGTTTTATTTCATCGTCTGGAAGATTTTGACCTAAATCAAAATTAATATTAGCATTTTCTAATGATAAAGATCCTGTTGATGGAATAAAGGTTGGGCTTAAAAATGCAACGCTTCCGCTTACCATCAATGAGGTATTTAAAAATCTAGGACCTTCATTTCTATTCTTTCTACTTTCATTATTAAATATTGTAGAATCTGAATTTATAAATAAAACATCTTCTATATTGGCATCAATATCACTTGCTAGGTTATCGCTATCTAATGCTTCGTTAGGATATGATACTGCTGAAGCACTACCATTTATTACGTATTGCCACTGTTCAGTTGGAGAAAAGGTCAATAATAATTTACTATCGTACTTACCAGCAACAGCATTACTAATTGCTGGGTACACACCTAGTTCTGTTATTTGATATCTTTGCTCTGAAGGCATCTCTGCTTTAAAGATGATCTTTTCTATACCATCCTCTTTAATAAAACCTTTGGAAGTAATGGGTACTCTAAAAGCCTCAAAATCAAGACTTTGTTTGGTTGGTGGAATTATTGTTGTCTCTTGTGAAGATAGTGCTTTATAGCCTACTCCAGCAGCCAAATAAGAGGCATAGGCTGGTGCTTGACCAAGTAAATATTTAGCGACTAGTTGTTTTCCAGAATTAGTAATCAAATCTCATACCCCTTATATATTGTACCACCAGACTCTATTTCTACCTCAACCAGTTCTGTTGAGTTCATATTTATTAATTCAATTACTAGATTTCCAGAGGTATCTATATAAACATAATCTGTAGTGTTAGTTTGTCCACCCGCAGTTATTTTAGGGTTGTCTCTTAAATATTTTTCTCCTGGTATTTTATCTTGTAGTTTTATATTAAAAATATCAAAGTATGATCTATCTGGTATTTGTCTAGATATTAAAGATGCTGGGTCAAATTGTTTTTTTATTGAAGAAAGATTAGATATGATGTCATAATTTGCATTTGTACCCTCGATAGTATCATGTCTTTCAAACTTAACAAGTTCGTTAGCACCTAAATTTTCAAACAGTAGGTTTGTAACTAGTTCTATACCTACATTAGAATCGTCAGCATAATTAATAACATCTTTAGTAGGAATTTTAACAATGCTGTCTGGTGTGCTAGTTGTGCTTGTTGTTTGGCTTGTAGAATTTTGTGTTGAGACTGTTGCCGAAAACTTCATTGCTAAATCTGGTAACCATGGTGCTTTTCCTGCAGTTCCAGAATACCCAGATTGTCCATAAAGGGTTGTATTAAATTTTTTATCTAAAGAAGTTAATTCATCTTTTGATAATCCACCTCTAGCGGCATCCTTAATTTCTTTTAGGGCAGCCTTTTGTTGTGTTGGCGGAAGAAGTTTGGCTTGCTTTTCTAAATATGTCTGTCTTGCTTGAGTTTGTTTTGCTGTTGGTTTATTTGCCATTATACTTCAACTACCTTCATTGCCGTTGTTGGACCAGATTGATCTCGTCTATAGGTTATTGCAGAAACAACAAACTGGGTTTCTGGGTCAACAAACTTATAACCGTCTGGTAATTCATAATCTATTGTAACAATATCTCCAAGTTGAACATGCGATGTTCCAAAGGTTTCTATGCCTATCTTTTTTCTTTGTTTCAATGTTTTATTTACTAACCAAGACATAAGGTTGGTAGCAGCATCATCATTTTGAATATATGGAGAATCTAGAGAAAACTCTCTCTTTCCATATTTTGATCTACTCAACTGTATATTTTGATAAGTTTTTTGAGCAATCTGAGGAGAATATATAGTATTATTAACAATTAATGGGTCAGACAGGTCTGATCTTTTTCTAAAATAATCATCTACTGTTAATACATTTGAGGTAGCCTGGGTAAAAGCAATGCCAAAGATTCTTAAATAATTTCCAGTAGTTTCATCTAATTTAATCATCTTATCTGTATTATTAAATATTAAAAATTCTGCACCATAACTTCCTGCTCTATAACTTGAAACTGTGTAAGATTTTTCCTTGCTAATTGTAGGTGCAATAGCAGATATAAATGCTGGATATGCCTGATCATACCTAATATTAAAATAGGCACACTCCCTCATAATTGTTCCAAACTCTTCAAAATATATTGCATATTTAGGTGCTGCGTTTGCACTAATGCCAGATAAATGTGTTGATTGAATTAAACTAGATACAGAGTATTTTCTTAATACATCTGATGTTGTTAACTCCTCGTCTCCAAAAACTGGTGCAATACTTGTTGAGGTAACTTTTCCAGTATTATCTCTTATGTTCTTTACTATGGTTGCTCCTATGTCTTGATATTGAACATTTTTTAAACCATAAATATTTTCAAACATACATTTAGATGATCCTCTAACAAATAGGGCAATATTGTTATAATTAGAAAGTGGTTCAGTATCATCTACTGTAGCAATAATAGTATTGTTTAAGTATAAGTAGAATCTTCTTACACTTCCTATATCTTCATATTCTACCGCTAAATCATATACAGTTGGATTAGTTTGAGATGTAAGTCTATCTTGACCTACCAATGTACCTTCGTCCACTAATATTTTTGCTATACCTCCCCACAACTTTGTAGGTGTTGCAAAACCTTCCATAAATTTTTGTTTATAAAATATTACATTATGAATAACCACTGTCTCTCCAGTTGTTTCATTTTGAGTTGTAAACTGTTGTAAATTGTCAGTGGTTAGTGATAAAATTTCAAAGTAGTATCCTGACCCATTGTCTGGGTTAACCATGATTCCAATACCGCCAGACCCTCCAGCAAGTGCTGTAGGTTGCGAAGTAGTTGATGCAACTGTATAATATTCTGTTGAGTTAACTGGATTCTGTGTTCCAGTTGTTGACCCTTTCTTTCCAATTATTCTCATTCTTGTTCCGAAATGAGTAAAGTCATTTGTAAGTTCTTTATAAACATAACTTGTTAAATCTCTTGCTTTTAAACCCTCTGGAATTGGCGTAGGTCCTGCAAATACAAATGCAGAAGATTGGACAACTGCAGAATCTGTTGATTTAGCAACTTTGAGAGCATCATCATTTGGTATCAACTCTCTATTAAAATTTGCTATTATTCCTGATCTTATTGATTGTTGAGCAGCAGAGTTATTTTGACCAAACCCTTGTCCTGATGTATAGGTTAAGGATGTAGAGGCTGATGTTGTTTTAAAAATTAAATCTGAAGGAACTACTGTTCCTCTAACATTAGAATTGTTTGACCAGTATTCGGCCAATCCAGCGTAATGCTCTGCTATATCGGTACCAAACTGTGCACGACCATGTGCTTTTACTTCACCATTTTTATAAACAACTTGCTCATTAACTGATCCTTGATTTATAACTTCATAATATGGCTCAGTATAAATTCTTATATTTCCAGTAGGATACATCTTTCCATTAAATGGTAAGTCAGCAAAATATTTTTGATATTCTTGATTGCTTCTAATCCATTGTTTTGTAGATCCAGATATAGCGTATTCTACTGCATCATATCTAATTATTTCTCCATTAGCATATAGATATCCTTGAAATCTTGGTAGCCAGTAAACATTTTCACCTAAATCTATAATATTATTTATTATTACTCTATTAACTACTGAAGGAGGATTAGCATTAAGATTAGTATTCAAAGGAACTGCTCCTAATGTATACCCTGCAGAATTCTTTGCCTTTTCATTAATAGTTTTTTGTTGTTCATCTGATGCTACTTCCCATAGTAAAACAGGTTTATAGATATAGGTTCTATCTTCGTCAACATAGGATGCTTGCTTAAAACTAGAAGGAGATCTTTGAATGTATCTTGTTGTATAGTTAATATTGCCAGAGTTAAATATATTAACTTCTGCACTTTCTATAGCAGTTAAGTTTACGATACCCTTTGCACTTGTTTCTCCTAAAATTTCTAAATCTGTAGTTCTAGCACCAGTATCTGGTAGCATATATTCTTTTGTCATTACAACAAAATTATTATATTCATCAAAGAACATTGCTGTTTGTGTAGCGACTGCTAATCTTTGTAACACTTCTGCAACACTAGCATCTGGCTCAACAAAAAAGTATGGTATTACTGGATCGGTTGAGTTAGTTATAGTATTAAATACATAATTACTAAATCCTATATTATCTAGTAATATTGCAATTGCTGATGTTAGTGTAGTATTTTGTAAAAATATTGTTGGTGCTTTAGTTGTTTCAAGCCTGAAGAAGAAGTCACGTAAGGTAATTGATACATCTGTTGTTCCACCAGCGACTTTTGGAAAATCTTCTGCATAAAAAGTTTTTAATGGAACAAACTTATCGTATCCATTTACATCCAAAATTGTTTCGTAAAAATCAAATTTAACGTTTGGTTTAAGATAAGATGAGACAATACTATTCGTATTTTGTTCACTAAATGCTGAATCATAATTCATCAAAGTTAATATACCGTTTGAGGCCAATAGACCTCCTACTGGTAATCCAGTAGAATCATTAGCAATAGATTTTGTAATTTCAAAGTCAAATACGTAATCCGATATGTTAGCCTTTAGCCTAGGAGACATTTCTATTAAGTCAAAAGGTACAGATGGCCCATTCATAGTATTAACAACTGTTCTTAATCCTTTAATCTTTACTAACTCTCTATATGTTGTTACCCCATCAATAGTTACAAATCTTGGAGACGTTAAATCTTTAATTAACCCTACTCTTTTTGTATCATCGTCCTCTAGCAGTGAAAAGCCATACTCTGGTACGTTAGTATCCCATTCGGATGATTCTAGGTTCCAAGTATAAAGTGTTCCTAAGTTAGTCTCAGTTGCTCCAACTAAATATGACTCGCCATTCATAATGGCATTAGGAAGTTGTGTGCTTGCACTTAAATAGTCTACTAAATTAAACTGTTGTTTATATTCTTCTGGAATCTTTATTCCATAATATAATTCTACGTATCCATCAAAAGAAACTATGTCTGATCCATCTCTTCTTGTTGACTCTTCGTCAAAAGAGATAGCATTAACCCAATTATTCTGTTCATCTAAATATTCAATTGACCATCTTTTAGGTATGCTAGATTTTGTTCTATCTGCTAACGGATCACTAATATTTTGTCCATCTAATGTTCTGATAGTTCCTCTTGATGCTTCAGCAAGATTAGTTTGCATTTTAATAACTATTCTGTTTGTATTTAATGGTTCATTATATATAACAAATGGAGCAGCATCTTCAATGGCATATCCTATATTGTTTGTTTGTGATAGTGAAGATAGTCCTCTTTCTACCCCATCTTCTTTACGATAAGAAGACCAATATTTAAATTCATCATATCTAGAAGCCATATAATATCTAGGTCTTCTTGCTGACCTAATGTTATCAATATACTTGTTATTAAACCACATACATTTATTAATACCTGAGCGAGGTCTAAATGGTTCAAAACATTCTTTTAAACTAAATAATAATTCTCTATTTTTTTCTACAGTTGTAAACTTTAATGAAGTATCGTCCTTGTCTACTAAAAATTCTGAGGTTTTAGTAGACTCAAGTGCTCCAGTATAGTAATTACCTTCGTCAAAGGGGTCATACGAATTTGGAACTGTCCTCAGTTGTACCGAAGCACTAGTAGGACGATACCTGTAATTGCCATAATTGGCAATATTTTCTAAATCATTTAAGTTCCACTCTGCAACTATAAATGATTCAATACTTAATGTGTTATGTGTTTTTATGTGCTCTTTGAGATCTTCGTCTTGAAACATTAGACCTCCTCAAGGGCAACGTCCACATTGAAAAAATCGTGGGTATTTGTAGATCCTCTTTTAACTACTGTATAGTCAAATGAAGAAAAATATACATTTAATACTTCATTATATTTATCCATTTGAGCATATGCTAATGAATCAAACTTATCATATCTATCATATGCTAAGAACATATAAAATGAACCAGGATTATTTTCATACCATTTAATTAAATCTACCCCGCCAGCACCACCGTCTGCTGTGTATTCTTCAGACAGAGATGTTTGTTTTCCTGTACTGTCGCTAAATATTGGGTCATTGCTAAATGCTCTTGAAGGCAACATATCCCATGACCATGAAGCCGTTACTTTATCTGCTACATGATATGATCGCATATTGCCATTAATTAATCTTTTTCTATTTTCTATTCTTTGTTTACTAAAAGATAATTCACTTCTTCCATGATCAGATAAAATAATAAAATCTTCACCTTCAACACCGTCTGGAACAACTATTCCTCCACTTAAAATACCAGAGTTATTAGACCAAATTATTCCTTGTGGTCTTCCAAATCTTTTTCTGCCTAATAAATAAGAACTAGTAGCCATTAGAATCTATTTCCCCTTATACCTCTATCGTTAATTCCTTTAATCTTTCTTATTACTACATTTGCAACTTCTTCTGCTGAAGAATTTGATCCTGCAAGATTTACGTTTACACTGTAATTATTATTATACAGGGTTGTGTTTCCTTGTAAAGTTGTATTATTAACTGGAGCCATTGATGCATTTGCTGCTATTCCACCACTTAGTTGTGGGAACACATCTCCATTTAATGCCTTTAGCAATCCTAGATTTTCTTGAGCAACTGATTTACGAACTACAAATTCTCCAGGTGTTAATAGTGCTGGAACTCTATCTGTATTGCCTAGTCCTGGAACAATGTTTCCAATAGCCATTCTTACTGGTGCTTGTTCCCTTGATCCCTTATAGTTAATATTTCCACCCATTGCATACTTCTTTACCTTGCCACCACCCATGTATCCAACTGCTCCACCAAAAGCATATGGTTTTCTTGCTGAATAAATTGCAGCCAATGCATTATCAACTGCTGTCTGTATTTGTTGTTTTCCAATTCTAATTGCATCTGCTGATTGAGATAGGCTACTTAATATGTCTCTTCCTGTTGAAACTATTCCACCTACTCCACTCTTTTTTGTATCTCCAGCCCATGCTTGTTGTAATGATGTTAAGAATCCTAGTGAATTCTTTCCTTCAATACTTGCCTCTCCTAAAAATCTTGATAGGTCTCCAGCGTTCTTTCTTGCCTTTGCTGCTTCTGCTGCAAATTCTTCTGATGTTTGATTTGCAATTTGTTGTGATCTTAATATAGAATCAACTAATGCTTGAACATTAATACCAAGAGACTGACTCATTGCTGCAATAGATTCAGGGCTATTTGGGTCTAGTCCAATAGATTGTCCTAATGCTGAAAGTTGTGCACCCATTGCTTGTCTAACTGATTGATTTTGTGTATTTTGCATAGCAGCAGCAATTTGACTCATCTGGATTAATACTTGAAGTTTACGTTGCTTTTCTTTTTCTGCTGTAATTTGTTTTTCAATAGCAGCAATTTTTTCTTGTTCTGCTTTTATTAGTTGTGCTGTTTGATAGATAGACTCTTCTAAATTCTTTATATTAGTTTCAATTTGTTCACGAGTATAAAGTTGTCCATTAATTTCTATAGTTATATTCTTTAACTCTTGTTGTCTTGCTTCTTCTAATGCTGCCCTTGAGTCTTGTAATTGGTATCCTGCTTCTGCTGATGTAATATCTGCTGCTGCACCTGCGGCTGCTGCAAAATCTCCAGAGGCTAGTGCTGATGCTAAATCTATTTGTCTTTGTTGTCTTTGTGCTGCTCTTTCGTTTGCTTGAGAAACTTTATCAATTGCTTCAATTCTTGCATCGTATAATTTATTTACTGCATCTTCTTTATCAGAAAGTTTTTGAAGACCTCTTTGATATTGATCAATTTGCTCTTGTTGTTTTTGAGAAAGTTCATTATACTTATCTATTTGATCTTGAATTGGTTGTACCTTAGTTGCTTGAAGCATATCTATGTAGGCACCAAGTGCATCTGTAGTTGCCTTTATAACATCTTGTAGCACTTCTTCATCACTCTTTAATAATTGTGCTTGAATTGATGCATCTCTTAATCCAGCATTTAAACCAGCAATTGCTTGTTTTTGTTGTTTAACAGTTCCATTTAATATTTTTGCTGCAGAATCAAAGTCTAGTTGTGCTGCTGCTGTTGGGTCTAGACCCTTCATTCTTAGTTCTATAAGTTGTGCTGTAGTAATAGGTAGAGATCTTCCTCCGCCACCCGCTTCTCCTTCTAAGTCTGATATTCCTTGAGCATAAATTGATCCTGGACCAAAATATTTTTTAGTAATGTCTACTGCTCTTTTTGCTGTCTCTGCTACTACTTCTTCGTCAGTGACATTAGTTGAAACCATTCCTTGAACCAAACTTGATTGATTCATAACTCTTCTTTGTTGTTCTAAGTCTTTTCTTACTTTGTCTGCATCTATTGTTTCAAAAACTGTTCTGTAAACTTGAATTGCTAACTTAGTTTGTTCATCTGGTAAAGAATCAAACCACTCAACATTTGCCTCTATACCTGCAAAATCAGTATCTGACTGAGCAAACTTAATTAATGATTCTTTAGTAACTTTATCTGGAATTTCTTTATCAATTTTTGCAATATCTTCTCCAGCAGCAACCATTTCTTCAATAGACACTGTATCAACAACAGCATCCATATTTACATCTTTATCGCTTAAGTTTGTTGCTGTTTCTAAGAAAGAAGTTGCCCTATCAAACGCTTCTGGTTTTAAGTCTCTAAAAAGATTTATGGTCTCTCCTCTTTCAAATCTATCTTGAATTTCTGAGGTAGCAGATAATATTCTATTTAATCCTTCTACACCAATACCTTTTGCTTCAGCATATAGAGTTATTTGTTTTTGAATACCCTCTTCACTTAATTTGCCATCTTTACCTGTCATAATACTCATTAATGACATAGCAGATTCTAATCCAAGATTACCTGATGAAACTTGAGTATTAATTAAGAATGTTAGTTCTTTATTCTTAAATTGTTCTGTTTGAGCAGTAAATGCTCCAGCAACACCCTCTAAAGGAGTTCCTTTATATGTGCTAGTTACTGCTTCTGAACTTGCTTTTAGCATTTGACCTTGCAATTGTTTATTAGCAGCAAATGTTTTTATAACAAAATCTAGTGTTTTCTTTTGTTGATTTACTATCTCAACTCTACCTTCTTTATATCTTTCTTCAAAAGAGTTTCTATCTCTAATTAATCTGTTTAACTTATCTTGTAAAGTTATTTGCTCTTTAGTATTTTTTGTATTACTAATTGCATTTCTTAATACTTTTTCTTGTTCAGCAAATTCTTGTCTTCTGACATCCATCTGAATATTATATGTATCTAATGCCTTTTGAGAAGTTTGTAATAGTGATTGATTGTATCCTACTTGTTGTCCTGCTATCTTAGCAATTTCACCGTTAAGTTGATATGTTAATTTTGGTAGTTCTCCTTTAAAAATGCTGTCAAAAAATCCTTTAAACCCAAATAATGATTTTGATTCATTTATTTTTTGTAATTGAGTATCGATTGAGTTTGCAAAATCTTGAGCCTGTGCAGTAGATTCTTCAATAAGTCTTACTCTAACTTCTAAAGGATTTTTATATAAATCATTTCCATTGATGCCAATAAGTTCTTGAAGTTTTCCATTAATGCTTAATGAAATATCTTGACTACCTAATGAAAGACCTATTGCTTGTGCTATGCTTTGTGCTTGTGCTGGATCAATTAATCCCTCTACAACATAGTCTGCTAACTTAGCACCAATTATTTCACCGCTCGTTGGTCCAAAATTATTTTTAGTTAATTCTCCTGTTTGTGCTAATAATCTCTTTCCTAAATCAGAAGTAATAAATGTGTCTCCAAAATCACTTCTGAGTGGATTTATTGGAGAAAGTCTAGCCTGCTTTTGTCGTTGTGCTATTTCTGATCTAGAAACATTTCCAGTCATTTCTCCCATTGCTTTTAAGTCTTCTGAAGTATTACTCATTGACTGAGCAAATTCATAACCCTTTTGTCTAGCATTATCTACTGATTTTTTCATTAAATATAATGCTGTTGGAATTCCAACAAGTGCAGTAGTCATTAGTACAATAGGATTCATTAACATAGGAAGTGCCATTGCTATACTTCCAAATGTTCCTGCAGCAAGAGATATGTTGTTTGCCATTTGTTTTGTTTTTTCATTTTCACTAAGCATACCAACAGCCATTGCTGCACCACTTATTCCAAAACCAATCATTCCTGCACGTTGACCAGCATTGTTCATTCTATTTTTTCTTTGTAAATCTTTTGATTGTTTATTAGTGTCATCTAATTGTTGACTATTTTTATCAATCTTTTCAGCGTTTTTATCCATTCTGTCTATGAGTTTATTGATACCCTTGCCAAGTACGTTTGCTCCAGCGTTGCCAGCAGCAGACAAACCTCTTTTCATTGTTTGCTTTGCTCTTGATCCTCTAGAAGTTGGATCTGGTAATCCAAGTGTTTTATTTGCATATCTTGCTGCTTCTTGATCAGTTGCACCCCAAAGTTTAGAATCAGCATATGCTTTAACCCATTCATCTTGATTAGCAGTTGGTACTGGTGGAGTTGCTTCTGCTCTATAAACCATTCCTCCAGCATTCATTGCTTGTAATGCTGGTCCAAACTTTTGTGCCTGCTTTGCACCAACAATAAATTCTCCTGGCATTACCATTGCTGGTGTTACGCCTTGTTCTCCATATCTTGGAGTTCCACTTTGACGATTTTGATATGCTTGTGCTGCTGTTGATGTAACTGCTGCTATTCCTGTAGCACCTGCAAGTGCACCACCCCATCTAAATGATGGTCTTTGTGATATAGATCTTGCTCTTGCACCAATACTTGGAGAAGTAGTTTTTACTCCAGCAGTTTGTTTAGAAACATTCATACCTAGTAATTTAACTAAATTACCTTCTGAATCAAACTCTGGATTTAGATATCTTGGAACAGTTAATCCAAATTTTCCTTGAGTTCTTGCTAAGTTTGGATCATCAATTTTGCTTAACAAGTTAACAATAGTCATAGGTTTTCCACCTAATTGTTTTCTTCCATATTCTTTGTGTGGTCCTTCTTTTTTAGCCTTCATATTCCTATCTGCTAAAATACCTTCTTCCCATAATGCATCAACTTCTGAATATAATCTTGCAGTTGCTTGACTTGAGTTTTGTGCTCCACTGGTTGCATTTCTAAATGTTTTTTGCATTCTATCAATAAGTGCTCTTCCTTCAGGAGAGTTAGGATCTACTCCCTCTGCGGCTATAGTATTAAGAGCATATCTTCTTGACATTTCTGTTTGCCAAGAACCTTCACTAGGGAATTGTTTTAATTCTGCTTCCAAAGTTTTTAAAGCAACTTTTTGATTAATATTTAAATCTTTTTCATTTCTTAGTCTATCTACTATTTTCTTTGCTTCATCTCTATATAGTGGATATCCTTCTACATCTCCACCGCCCATAATTTCTCTAACTACTGGTGCTGTTTTAACATTTGTAGCAGAAGTTAATTGATTAAATGATTGATTACCTAAAATAGTATAACCAGCGTATCTATATTTTCCACCATCTTTTGCTGTACCCTGTCTCATGTGTAGTCCACCTGTTTGTAGATGTCCTACTAAGGATATTGAATCAGACTGTCTTGAACTTCCTTCGCCTCTATAAGCCATTTTTCCAAATGCTGGCGTTCCTTTAGTTCTATAAGTTTGTCCACCTTTATTCATTGCTTCTAATGTTTGAGCATTTTGTCTTGCAGCACTCTTTTTAACAACAAACTCTCCAGGCATCAAAACTGTTGGGACAGAATCTTTATTTCCAGTTCCAGGAACCCATCCACCATCAGCCATAGGTTTACCAAATTTAGGTCTATTTAATTTACCAGCAGTTCCAGGTTGAAAGAATTGAGGATTTGAATTAGCAAAAGTTTGAGCGGCTTGACTTGCTTGTCTATATACTGTAGTTAATCTTGCCAATGCTGTTGCCTCTAATGCAAATTGATCTGTTAATATTTCATGAACATTATGTAAGTTATTAGCAACTGATAGTGCCTCTAATTGCTCATTAGTTAAGTATTGAGTCCCTAATCCTAATTCATTACTTCCTATAGTTAATGATTGATATCCTTTGCGAACTAAATTTATACCCTTGCCTATATTTGCAATACCGTTTGCAATCAAACCTATACTCATCAAAAGTACTGGGCCTATACCACCAATAACTGCTAATAGTGTTACTATTCCTTTTTTAGTTCCATCTGAAAATGTATTAAACTTATCTAATGCTTTTGTAGCAAAGTCTATAATAGGAGTTAATGTTTCTGCAAATGCTTGACCAAGTGGAACAAGTGCTGCTTTAAGTTTTTCAACAGATGCTTGAAATTTTACTGCTGCTGAATTTGCTGTTAGTCCTAATTCTCGCTCTGCCATTATTCCTAACTCTTCTGTTGATGAGGTAGCAAGTTGCATTACTCTAGATGCTTGAGTTCCGCTTTTAGCAACGTTTTCAAATAATGTAGAAAGTCTAGCAAATTGATATTTACCAAAAATAGTTTCAATTAATCTTGCTTTTGCTAAATCATCTAATGGTTGTAGTGCTGTAGCAAATGTCATTACTGTTGCTTTTAAGTCTCCAGCATTTTGTTCTACTATTCCTTTTAAGTTAATTCCTAATTCTGCAGCCATCTCGCTCGCTGCTTTAGTTGGATTAATTAAAGAAGCAAGACCTGATTTAAGTGCGTTTGCTGCTTCAGATGCCTTAACTCCGCCTTCTTGCATTGCAGCCATAAATACTGCTAAGTCTCTAATGTCTCCACCGAGTTGTTGAATTACTGGTGCGACTTTTGGAATTGCTTGTGTAATGTCATCTAGTGCTACTACTGTTTGGTTTTCTACTGCGTTTAAGAAGTTTATTGTTTTATCTAATTCTTTTCCTGTTGCACCAAATGCGTTTTGAATTGCTATAGTTGCCTCAAGTGCTTGATCTTGTGCTACTCCACCTAGTACGGAAAGTTTTGTTGCTTGAGAAACAACATTTTCTAGTTGTGCTCCAGCATTACCAGCAGCCGCTGCATCTGCAGCCATTTTAATAGTGTCTGTAATTGATACTCCATATTTTGTATATTCTGCTGCAAGTTTTTTGATGCTATCTAAAGCAGCATTTGTTTCTCCTGTTGTTGTGAAGATATCTCCATATACTTTTTTAAATCTAATGGCTTGAGTTTCCATATCTTTAAATGTTCTAATTGCAGTAGATCCTAAAATACTTAAAGGTATTGTAAAACCTACCATCAACTGACGTCCAGCCCATTGTGTATTTTTACCAAAATTCAAAAGTTTAGTAGTACCTGCATCTAATAATTTATTAAATATTTGCTGCTTTACGATAGCCATTTGCATTTGTGTAATTGGTTTTGAGTAGTCTAAAGAGTTTGGAACTACCTTTACTGCTCTCATTGCACCGTCTGCAGCACGGCCTAATTCTATATGTCTAGATTGTAGCAGTTTAACCTTTTCTTCTGCTACTCTTGTGATAGTGCCAAATTCTTTACCAAATAGTTTTCCAAATGTTTTAGTAGATGCCATTGAATATCTAAAATATTCTCTAGCAGATAATTTATTCTTTTCAAGAGCGTTAGTAAATTTTTCAGTTTCTGTGTGTACCTTGCCCATAGAGGCAGTAAATTTGCCTGTGGCATTTATATTTTGTATTAAACTAGTATTAAATTCATTTTGTAATCTTGCTGCTTCAGCAGATCCTTGAATAATACTTTTATTAAAAAACTGTATTTGTTTTTCAAGACTTTTTAAATCGGCTAGGGCTTGTGAGGCATCGAGATTGACTCTAATATTTGCTTGTGCGTCAACCATTATTCAATTACCTCATAGTCTAAGCCCATACCAATTCCAAAACCTGCACGTTTTGCGGCTTTTCCTTGAAGAGCAAGAATATCGTTTGGATTATTTGTCTTACCCTTGCTGTAGACTTTGGCTTTAAGACGTTCCCATTCATTATCTGAGACTTTATTTTTGTCTAGATCAACACCTTGTAAGGCTGCCATAAATTTTCTATTAACGTGGTCGTTTTCTCTCTTTGCATCAAGAATAGCCACTAATTCAGGCATTGTTAATCTGTCCTCCATTTCCTGGTAATCTTTCCAATTACCAAGAAGAAATACCTCAGATTCTATGGCAACGAGGTCTAGTTCTGACCACTTAGAGCCGCCGTTGCCGCTAGTAGGTTTGGGTCGTTAAGTTTGACCCCCGAGGCTATTTCAATAATTTTATAAACTGTTGGAAGATCTACCAAATCTTCTAGTTTTTTCTTATCTGCCAATTCTGCATTATATTGCTTCATAGCGATTGCAATACAATCCATTAATAAATCCATTGACTTATCATTGTCAGATGCTACTTCTACGTTATCTAATCCTTGAAATTTCTTCATAAATTCTCTTAATAAAGAAATTCTTAAGGGTCTTAGTGTTAGTTTTGTACCGTCAATTAATTCAATTTCTACAACTTCATAGACACTTGTTGCCATTAAAATCCTCCTTGGATCTCTATAAAATTATAGCACAAAACCCACCTCCCGACAAGGGAGATGGGCTAAGTGTCTATTTAGTTGTTTTATGCACCAACTACACGATCTACGATTTTACCGTATGAACCATTTGCTGTTGGTAGTAAACGGAATGAAACTTCAAACATTGAAGGTTCGTCACGTTTTGCTGAAACTGTTACGTTGTCAATTGACAATGCACGGTGTGCTACGTATACACGTTCTACTTTGCTTGCACCTGTTGCTTCTGGATCTCCAGAACCTGGACCAACTGCAATAAGAGCACGTTCTACTGGAACTGAACCAAGTTCACCAGATGCTAGATCTAATGTAACTTCGTTTGGATCTGTGTCATCTAGATCGTTATCTTGACCTGCAATTGAAACTAACAAGTTTTCAAGTGTGGCTTCAGCAAATGCTGTAACCATGTTAACTTGCATACCTTGTTTGTAAAGTTTTGCTACGTCTAGTAATTGATCTACTTGAACCTCACCAAAATCTGGTTGGAATTGTACTTCCAAACCGTTCATGGTGTATCCAACATTTCTCCAGTCTGCACTTGCTTCAACTGTGTCTGCATAGTTATCTCCTGATGCGAAAGCAGGAATCTTTGATACAGAACCTGAACCAAATGTATATACAGCAGCAGTTGGATTCCATTCAAGAGCACCTTGAGTAGAAACAAACAACTGAGCAGCACCTACGATAATTTGATTGCTATTACCTAATGTTGCCATATTTTTCTTTCACCTTCCTTATTGTTTAGGAAAAGTGGGGCGATTTCCTCAATACTAATTATACCTGTATTTTATGACTCATTATACTGCTTAGAATGATAGTCATATTTAATAATAATATCTCTAGATGGCTTATATTCCATTAAATTGGCTACATCTTGTTGACTTTCTGCATACCCCGATTGGAATACATTGATACAGTGAAATCTATATCTGAATAGTTCATTATAGTTAGGATCTGTATAATCTTGAAGTTGCTTTGAAAATTGATTAATATCTTCTGCTGCTGCATCCTCTCTATCTAGTATGGCAGTTATTAAACTAGTCAAGTTTATAGTTACTCCATATCTATCAGAACCATTGGCAGCATTTCCATATAGTGAACCACCATAAATTGTATATCTCATTTGTTCACTTTTAATAGGATAGAAATATTTGTACTTACCTGTTCTTACCCTTGTAAATTTATCAAAGACTATATATGGTAGATCATTCTCTATAATTTCAGGAGGAATATTTCCTGCACCCGCTGGAAAGAATGGTATAAAATCGTCTGCTCCAACTGTTGGTGGATATAGGTTATAAAATGATGGAGCCTGTGTTTTAAACTGTTCCCAAACATATCTATTAATTATATTTTCTGGTCTGTATATTTTCATAATGTTTCTCCTGGTGCAGATTCAATCCATGATAAAGCCATTTTTCTACCTGCTAATGCAGCACCGCTTTTACTCTTAACGGCACTTCTAAAATTCTTTATAAAGTCTGTAGGGGTGTTAAAATGTTCATAAAATCTTATAGACTTAAGATAGAAGTTAGAGAAGTAGAATTGATAGAATTCATTAAATGCTTTTACAAAGGATCCTCTTGTATTGCTACCCCCTGGATTTGCAATATAGATAGGTCCATGTCTAAAGAATTCTTCTCCGCCTATTTCAAAAAATAAAACTGATGCATCTTTTTCATTAACTATAACTGGAAGTCCTTCTTCCATAATAGATGCTTTGTCATAAAAAGGCTCTGTTCCTGTAGGTGAGACACTGTTTGAGGATAAAAATTCAGTACTAATAATTGCACTATTTTTTGCTAAAACTCTATTAAGTTCAAATAATCTACCAAATGGATCTCCTACCTGTCCCCATTCATATACGTGATGAAGCATACCAGGATGTGACCTTGCTAATCCATCTAGATATTCATAGAAAGCAACTATGGATGTATCTGCTAATTTTTGAGTAATCTTAGGTTCTCTAAATTTTAATTCTTTTAAAAATGCGTCTGAATATTGCACAGTATTCTTAAGGGTAGACATTAAATCTGTAGCATCTATTTTAACTCTCATTACTCCCACCTTTGATTCTGTGATTTAGATATAAATACACGAAGATATCGTAAAGTATTATCATAATTAAAAGTAGGCACTATTGTCTTTACTTCATATTTAGTTGGAACTGGACTTGCTGAGTTTGGCATGTTAGATCCATTAATCCAAACATTTGTTCCAGCAGCATCTTTTATATTTGTAATTGATATAGATGTTATAGGATAATATTTTCCATTAGACTTTTTTCTAATATCTTCTGGTGTTCTAAAGAATGCTGAAGAATCATATACAAAATCTGTACCCTTGGTTTTTAGTTCTCCAACCATATCTCCACTTTGTTCTGTTATAACAGAGCACTTTACGGTTCTATCGAATACCCAAGACTTTGTAATATTGCCATAATCGGCTTGTTTTGTCTCTGCATAGTAAATATCTGCAGTCATAGGAAAAAGTATCTTATTTAGCCCACCAGTGGCGTTAGGAAGCATTTACAACACCCCGAGGCGTATTCTATTTCTATATTTCTCCAAGATCTTATCTACAATAACATTTCCAGTGTTTGTTAGTGCACCTTTAGCAAATTTAATCTTGTAATCATCATTATCAAAAGATTCAATATATCTATTGACATATTGCAAAGTTTCATTCTTCATATCTTGAATTAGCAATTCTGATGCTTCTTGTATATCTTGTGGGATTACTTTGTATCCAAAGTCTGCATCAATAATATATTCTGAGCCTTCATTAAAGTCAGCATCCAAATATCTTTCTCTCCATACTTGTTTATAGTTTATTTTATTTTCAGGAACTTCAGGGTCTATTGAAATAATAGATGTTCCATCCTTACTTATTTGATATTCAATTTCATTGTTATTAGATGTAGAATCATATCTTAATTGTCCATTTTCATATACTTTATAAATCTTATAAATTTTTTCATCTACTGGTAAATAATCAGATCCATTTCCAATAATTTCTTTTTCTTTTCTTACAAAAATAAATCCTTGAGTTTGACTATCTATAATATATCTTGCTATTCTTTCATAGTCTATCTCACTACCGTCCGTAATTGATAGTGCTGCTGCTACATTATCAGTATTACAGTATGGTCTTACTACATCTATATTTGTCAATACTACTGTATCTCCACTTGAATTTTTAACAGTAGCAACTAAGTTTCCTGTATAAGTTAAGTATCTATCATCTAAAGTAAATGATACTGATCCGTAAGATGATGTGGCTGAAGCGGAGAATGATTCTCCTGTTAGTAAGTCATCATATTGCAAAGTATAGTTTCCACTTGGACTTACGCTAAAACTAGCAGTAAGACTTGTTGTATCAGAGTGTCTTAATATTTCCATGGTTATACGCCGTAAGCGGCTGCTACCTCCTGTGGGGTAGCGATTCTAATTTTATTATTTTTTTCTACCCATTTACTAGCAATTTCTTGAGGAACTACATTGTATCCACGAATTAATTTTCCTAGTTCTTTATCAACTACGCTTGCACTTTCAACATATAAAGCAACTTTTTCTTTTACTTCGTGCACAATATCCTCCAAGTTTATTATATCATTTATAAAATAGTTGAAGGGGAGACCATAAGATCTCCCCCTCTATTATTTCCAAAAGGAAATTATTGTTGCATGTAAGCAACTGCGTCTGTTTCTTCAACTTGAACACCAAAGCGTAAGAAAGTTGTATATTCTACAGTATCTTTCTTAGGTTGGAATTCACGATGAACAGTAACATCACGTTGGAAGCCCCAAATACGGTTTTCTGGGAAAGTCAACGAAACGAAACCTGCTGGCATCAAAGGAACTTCTACCAATGGAAGACCAAGAACTCGATATTGAATTGGAGCACCAATTGTTTGTGGTGCTGCACCATCAATAACTCTTTCTACGATTCTTTCAGTGTTTAGGTTTCCTGATGAGCCAAGACCGTTGATAATTGCTGCAACTGTTTCTGTATCAGCATAGAACTTCATTGCTGAGCGAGAAGCACGATATTTACGTGGCATTGCAAGAACTAATGCTTGCAAGTCTTCAATATCTGTACCATAAGTTGCACTGTGACCATCAACTTCTTTAGCAACAAAACCTTCAAGGATATTTAGGAACGCATTTGTTCCTGATCCTGTTCCGTTAATTGCTAGGTCTTCTAGGTCGTTAGCGAATGCACGAGTCATTGTACGAACTAAATGATCTTCCAATGCTGAGCCTTCGATGTTGTCTTCTAGTGCTTCTGTAGATACTTCCCAATCTAAGCGAATCTTTTTTGTTGAGATTTCAACTTTTGTGAAAGTAACTCCAGCGTTTGCGTAAGTTGCATCTGCTTGAGCAGCGGCACGAATTACACGTTCTCCTACGTTCATCTTTTCTAATTCTGCAGTGTTGGCACGCATTGTTACACGGCGACCGTCACGAGCAAGAACTTGTTGTTCAAAGATGTATTCGATGAATTGACGAGACTGTTCTGGGTTTAGGATACCACCTCCATCTACTGGAGCAGCAGTTCCTGCAGGTCCCAATTTATCTGCTGCTGGACTTGATACTGAACCAATTCCACCAGAAACGATTGAGCCTGTTGAAGCAGCCTTTTCTAAAATTTCTTCTGACATATTTTTCACCTCCCAGTGAATTTTAACGATATAGGTCAGCGGAATTGAGGAAACGCCCGCCCCACATCGACCTTTTTTGTATTTTCTTTTCTGCGACCCCGCCGAGATCACCAGACTTACGGAATGCTGTGTCGTTTTCTACTTCATCAACACGCTTTCCAAACTCTTCGACATTTGCTTTTACTTCAGTAACTTCCCCTTTTACTGATTCAATGCCTTTTGTAATTTCAGCAACTTTTTCGTTAATTGATTTAACGGCTGCTGCTAATTCTTCTACTGCTGCTACAACTGATTTGCTAACTTCGTTAACAGAGGCTTGCACTGTTTCTACAGCCTTTGCTAAGTCAACCTTTGCATCTTCTTGAGCAGGAGTGGCTTCTGTAGTTTCAGATTTTGCAACTTCTTCAGCAACTGGTGCTTCTTCTGCAACTGGTGCTTCTTCGGCTTTTGCTTCTTCTGCAACTGGTGCATCTTCGGCTTTTGCTTCTTCTGCAACTGGTGCTTCTTCTGCAACTGGTGCTTCTGGACTATCAGACTTTGCGATTTCGTCTGCAACGACAGTCTCTTTTTGTGCTTCTGCTTCTACAGATTTTTCTACTTTATCTTCAGCAACAACTTGTGTTGCTTCTTCTGTACTTTTTGCCATGTTCTTACCTCCTTCATTGTTTTCATCAGCCTTGGCTGTATTACCAAGCCCTGTATCCTGTGACTTAAGTAAACCTTTAATCACAGAAGTCTTCTCTGAGTCATTTGATTCAACAAAGCCTATACAAATTTCATCATTAATAGGATCTTCTTCTTTTGAAAGTCTAACTGTTTGATATTCTTTTGACCAATAAACATTTTCAAAAACTGTTTTAGTAAGCATTCCACCAATAGTGCTATTTCCATCTTTATTTTTTTGAATAGATAAAATATTTGCAAATTGATTTGCTGGATTATCTACTAATGAAAGTTCGTGTAGGTCATAGTCCTTAATAACCCTAATCTCTTGATCCAACTCGGAGTTGTATGCCTTATCAGCATCTTTGATGCTACCACCAATAGAAAAACCAGTAAGAGTGCCATCAAGAACTTTTTCCCAAGTATCTTGAGCACCTTTAGAAATATATGCATCTACGTACACTCCATTATAAAACTTATCTTCTTCTTTATTATAAAATTTATCTGACTTAAATGAGACAACTTTGCCAACTGCAATTGGCATATGCATTTCTCTTAAATTACCACGAAAACGTTCGAAGGCTTTTAAACTCACGTCTGTAGGAACAATATCTGCTTGTTTATCTACGTTATCGAGCGTGGCAAAGCCTGACACAATTCGGCGTTCTTTGTCTACTTTAGCGATTGGCATAGATAGCGTAATGCTATCTTTTTCTGAGTGCCAAAATGCTTTATGCAAATTAGTCATGCTAGTCCTATTATATAATGTGTTTTAAGGATCTTTTAAAACTTATAACAACTATTGAGTTGATCTTCCTTCGCCCTGAGCGTTTCTGCCAGAGACTGTTGATGGAGAATCACTTGCGTTATCTGTTCTTTGTTGATCCCTCATTCTATTACCACTTGCTTGAGCGGCTTGTTCTGCTCTTGCTTGTGAACCCAGAACGATAGGGTCTTGTCCTCCTGGTCTTACAGGATAGCCAAGTCTTTCACGAACCTCATTTGGAACCAGAACTTGCATTCTCAAATATCTTTCATCTATCTGACTTTGAGTTACCTCATCAGTTAGAGTTAGTTCATTTAATTTAAATTGTAGCATATCTGTTTTTTCTTTGACCATTTTATTAATAACCTTTTCAAGATTACGTTGTGCTGGTCTTGCTACTTGCTCTTTAAAAGTTCTATCTGATGCTAATGCTGAAGCAATTGATACTCCTGCACCTCCACCTACCTTAGAGAACGGAACTTGATGGGCCATCAAGATATCGTCACGATTTGATTTGCGATATCTATCAAATGATCCTTCTTGAACTCCGTTTTCAATAGCCTTCATATCAAATTCAACTTTGTTATCTGGGCTATCTCCAGGAAGTGGAATATATAATGTTCTGTGGTTTTGTCCACGAAGACCCGATTGTAAGAATCTAAACAACTTATCTTCAGCATCTACTGATAATTTTGCACCTTTTAGGGAGACAATATATCTTGGAACTGCTTTATTTTCAAAATAGTCAATATTATATTTACCTGCTAAGTTATCTCCTACCATAGATGTTGCTGCAGATACTGTATCTGGAACTCCATAATATGATGTCTTAGGTGAATACTTTTTGATATGAATTAATTCATTTGGTCTTGGATCTGTAGTAATAGGGTTAGGATCTTCAGTACCCTGAAAATTTCTAAAGAATACTACTCTTTGATTTACTATTTGAACATATCCATCACGAAGTCTTCTAACACGAATTGTTGTTGCTGGAATATGGCCTATGTATCCTATTTCTCCGTTAACCTTACGACTAACTTCAATATAGCCATTTCCTACTGATTCTACGTCTGTATAAACCTTTTCAAGAATGTGAGTAAATGTATCTTCATCGTTTAGACTTTCTAGCCATTCTGCCATTCCAGCCTTAGATCTTTGAATTTTTCTTTGTGCTCTCATTAATTGATCTTCTGATTCTGCCTCTTCTAATCTAGCCATAGTAGAATCTGTTACTTCAAATGAATATCCTAATCCAACAATATTTGATACCTTTGCGTTAATTGCAGCATGGTTAGCAAATGAGTTCTCATAGAAATATGCTAGTTCGTCTAGGTTGTATGGTGGGATAACAACATCATATAATCCGTATGCTGTAGTAAGATCCATTTCTGGAAATAATTGTTTTGAGCCAGTATTGTCTTGACCCATATAAACTTTGTTTAAACTTCTTGATGCTCTTCTTTTAAAATTAGCATCTAATCCTGCATACCCTTTTGCTACTTCAGCATCAATTAAAAATTCATCTGACTTGATAGGTCTTTCCATCTTGTCAAGATTATCAATTCTAGCGATAGTTTCTAGTTCTTCATTCTCCATGTGCCTTTAAACCTCTTTCTGCATCCATCCATGCACCGATATCTGTTTCACTTGCAATATACCCTTCTTTCATTCTTTGAAGTTGTTCTGAGTGTTCCATTTCAGAAACTCGTCTAACTCCTGGCATAAAGATAACCTTTCCTGCTGGAGCACCATAATACTCTGCTGCCTTTTTTACCTTTGCCATTGCTTCTAAGTCATATTTTCTTCCAGGAAGGTTCATAACATTTCCTTGGCCATCGCCAAAAGCCCTTCCGTTGTGATCCATTTGCCACACATATAGGCCATATGGTTGTTCTTTTTGTAGTACTGTTAACTTACTATTACCATCTTTTGCAGCACGTTGCTTTTTCATATACACAATTGTACCACAATATCAACAACTACACAACCCTTCCTTCATATCTATTCCAATTTACATTAGTTACTATTTTAAATGAGTCAGAGTTTAAAGATAACGTTGCATCATCTTTCACTGTTGCCTTTGCTAAGCCAAAAAGTGATTGATGAATTTCTTCTCCGTTAACTGTAAAGTATATAATTTCTTCAGTTAGCCAAGCATCTCTCCAGTTCATAGTATTCCAGAATGACCAAGGAACGCTTTCTGTTGAATCTTCTGGACCAGGAACATCTATGACTCTTGTTTGGATATCTGTCCAATCTCTTGCGTTTACAACGTTACCGAATATTGTAGAGGATTCGTTGAAGAAGGCCACGTTATTAAATAGGAATCCTTCATATACTTCAAACTGAGCAGTATGATTATCTAAAATAATATCATTAGAGAAAGATATAACTAAGGATGTCCATGATAATGGCTCTATCACTGGATTATTAACTATATATCCATTTTGATAATAAATAATATCAAACTGTTCTATACCAGTTAAGGTATCATATATTTTTACTTTTCCTCTTCTACCCCCAGATTCTGTTTCTAGGTATATATCTAGTTTCTTATTGCTGCTTACGATCCTTCCAATAAGTGTTCTATTATCTATTGTGTAGTCTTTGTTATACATTAACCAAAATTGAATACCTCCAAGTGTGTATTGAGGAGCCTTTTGATTATTGATTGGAATACTTAATCCTCTATCTCCGTCTTGTAAGTACGGAAGAACCTGTATGCCTGAATCTCCAGTAAGATGAATATATGGGGTTGAGTCTTTATAGATTCTAAAAGGATTTCTGCTTTTAAATATATATGCATCATCTAATTTATGGAATGGATATATTTTGTTTCCAGTTCTAGTATTGATTGGATGAAAGGCTGATTCGTCATATGCCAAAGATGAATATGATAGACTCTTTAGTTTGATACTCTTATTTAATATTCCATCAGTTTTTATTTCAATATGTGTTGTTAGATAGTAGTTTTCAAAATCTACTTCCTCTTTTGGAGGGAATATAATTGTTCCATCTACTACTTCAAATTTAGTATTAACAATTTGTCCATATGTATAGTTATCTATTTCTAATACTCTACTTTGTTTAATTGGTTCAACGTTAGTGTAGTCTGTATAAAGTTTTTTACCTACAGAGGCATAGTCTTGTATAGTTACATATGATGTAACTTTTAATGCTGTATCTTCAGTTTGTGACAATGTTCCTTCTGTTATAAGTGGTGATGAATTATCTATATTAAACTGAATCATGTCTAGATCGTATATATCATTGCCATTTACATCTTTAACAAATTTAGCAAAGTATGTTAAAGGTAGAGAATCTTCCCAGTATCCAGCACATCCAATATCTGGAATTAATGACTCTTCTGTCTTTACAACATGATAGGTATAGTTTCCAACATACTTCATTAAGTAAGTATCTACATCTTTATCAAAAACTCCATTATCTTGAATATATCCTAATAAGTCTTTATTTGTATATAGTCTATTATTAAATGTTGTGCTATATATTCTTCCAGAGAAAGTATTATCTGCATACCCTCCAATATTTAAAGATATATTCTGAGGGCTAGAGAAAAAGTTTTGTAAAACAGCAGCATAGTTAGCATTTATTCTGTCAACCTCTATTCCAGCAACAAAGTCTGTACTTGCACTAAGGGCTATTGGAGAATTTAATATTGATAGGTCATTGTATAAATAGTCTAGTCCATTTTCATCTACTACTATCTTAAAATTATTTGAATTAATCTTGCTTGTAAACTGCATTAAAATTTCTTGTGTTGATGTTAAAACATCTGGTGATCTAAATACTCCAAATATACTTTTTACTGGAGAGTTAATTGGATTCATTGATTCGTAATATATAGATCCATAAACATTTTCATATACTTCATTTGGTTTTAGTTTAATAAATGCATAGTCTCCATCTTGAAGAACTAGGCTATCATAAAATGTATCTGCGGCAGACTTAATTTTCATGTACTGCCAGTCATTATTTTTCCAGTACTCCCAAGTTCTTTCATTGACATTTGACCAAGTTCTATATTCTACTGATAAATTAAATATTGATAGATCTGCTCCTATATAAATTATTTCAGGAAGTGTGTATTCTGGAAAAGATAAATATTTTGAAGTTGCATTTATATTATTAAAATATCCAGCGTTCCAACCTGTCATATTTGGATAGTTTATTGTTGAAGAGTAGTTTGCAAAAGGAAAATCTATATATACTGATTCTCCAGAAAAATTGTTAATAACATTTTCTACATTTCCTACACCTTGACCATAAACATATTTTTTCTTTGCTAATTGAGAGGATATTAAATATGGATAAATACCAAAACAATCTATTTCAAATGGGTATACATCTTCATTTCCATAAAATCCTAACCAGTCTTCTCTAGGAAAAGGAAGTGATATAAATTCTTGTTCTATTTCTATAGTTATAACTGTTTCACCATTAATTAATAAACTAATATTATCTGGTGTATATCTTATATGTATTAACATTGGTCTAAACCATTTACCTACAAAGTGAGACTTTGAATATCTTCCAATTCTCAATGTCATAAATTCTTCTTCTATGTATAATCCATCATTTGATGTTATTGGTCCAAATATTTTTATTGGTGTGGCTGAATCTGTATATACTCTTAGCCAGAACTCAGCAGTAACCTGTTTATTTTCTCCTAACTTATTTAAAAATCCTTGTCCTGGAAATATAATTGATGGCATACCTTGTGTAATTGGTTTATGTATTTTTGTAACATTGCTTGATCCAAATGTCATAGGTAAGCCATAGTTAACTGCTAACATCTTATTATTGTCTACCACGTAATATGCGTCTTTATTTTCTAACAACCCATAAGGGTCTGCATTAACAACTTTAATACCTAATGGTGGAGAGGTAGGAAGTAGTGAATTAAGAACTGCATCTGTTAAGTTTTGTGGAATTACTCCAGTACTATCCGAAAAAAATACTTCTGACCATTGTCCTATTGATAATGAATTTATTTGTAGAGCATAATCATTATTTATAACAGAGCCTGTGTAGTTTACTTTTATATATCCTCTAAATTCATCATTATATTTTGTATCTATTGTATGAGTTAACCTAGTCCATTCTTTTTGATTCATTGTAAATTCTTGAGTGTCATAAGTATATGCTACATCTTCTGTATCTTTATATTTAAATCCTATCTCAATGCTATCTATTGCTGATTCAAATGCATAAGCATGTGCTGATATTGTAACAGTAGACTTTTCTGGATCCTCTAGTAAGGTCATTTCCATATTTGGGCTTGTAAAGTCCATATAAGACATAGAGCCAGATATTGGAATTATTATTGATGATATTTCATCTGGTAGTGGAACATTTTTTGCACTAGATACGGAGGCAGATTCGTGACCGTTTACAGATTCCCAATAGAGTATATCTTTATGGTTTGAGTCTAGAAGTGAAATAAATGATAGTTCATCATCTAGTGGCCATAGTGCTAGCGGGTGTTCTGCAAATGCACGAGAAGCAAATATATTAGAGACTTTATGCGACATGTGTACCTCTAATCTATTTTAGCACGGTGGCTACTTAGTTATGTCTACTATCTCGCATACCCCTGCAACGCATGAAAGTTCTTGCGTACCAGTGGTTCCATCTTCTTTTTCGTAGAAGGATAGCATTTCCCACTGAATATTTGAAGGACTCTTTTTTACCCATTCTTCATATTCTTCTTTAGTGATTTCTTGATAAGGTGCTTGTTTGTAAGTATGTTCACTTGCTGGTAAAAATGAAACTCCACCAATAGAATCAAAATTATCAAATACCCATGCACCTACTCTTAACCACTCATCTTCGTGAACATTAATTGTGACACTTGGATTGTGTTCTGTCCAGTAAGTTCTATATGCTTTCCACATTTCAAGATGATCTATTGCTGTTAAATCTTTTGTAACTGTTGCATTTTTTGGAGCCTTTTGTGGAAAATAAAATACTGTTGTTTCATCTGGCTTCATTACATCTGCTTCATTTGGAATTCCAGAATCTTTTAAGAATTGTGTCAATGGATCATTATTAGAACCACGAACACTTCTTAAATAATATTCTGAATACCATGGATGAATACCACTTGACACCCCGACCAATTGACTTACAGTGCCAGAAGGCTTAACACAAGTAATTGATGCA